CCGAGGAACTCCTTGACCACGAAAATGTCCATGCCCGCAGAGACGAGGCGAGACGCTGCCGAGTGCCTGAGGGCGTGCGGCACGACGTCGCGGTCCGAAGCCATCGCGGTCTGCTTCTTGGCACGGTTCCAAGACGAGTTCAGGCGGTCCTGCGTCACGTCGGGGAACCCGGTTTGCCAAGCGGCCATCGCCCGCTTCGTGAGGGGCACAGATCGATTGGCGCCGCCCTTGAGGGTCTTCACATAGGCGACGCCATCGCGGACGTCTGAGGCCCGCAGGGCCGCCGCCTCGGACACTCGCATGCCAGTGTCGAAGAGGAACCACACGAACCGGGCGAGGTCCGACGGCATGTTGGACGTGATGGCCGAGACCTCATCCTCGGAGAGGACCCGCTCCCGGCATCGTTCCTTGCGACGCCGGGGCGACGGGGGCACGGTGGCGACACCGAGCCGGGCCCCTTCGCGAAGGGCCGTCATGAGCGCCGCGAGGTGGCGGTTGATCGTCGGTCCGGACACGGCGGCACCTTCGAGGGCCTTCTGCACTTGCACGAGATGACTGTAGGTCACCTCGTGCGCCTCGGGGTTCCCGAGAATCATGCAGCATCGGCGGGCGTTGCGGATCTGCGCCGAGGCCGACGGACCAAGCCATCGGGTCTCAGCCGTCTTCGTGATCAGAGAGTCCAGTTTCATCTTCGTCCTCATCTTCGGTTTCAAGGTTGTCGAACTGCCCGACCCACTGCACGTAGACCTGCATGATCGGGAGACCGTGCTCGTCGAAGAGACGGCAACGGAGGATGGTTCCAGTGGGTGCGACGATCATAGCCGTCGGAGAGAAGGCGTCCATCATCGCGAACTGAAGAGGCTTCGCAGACTTGTCGATCGGGGGGACCCAAACCGACAGGCTTTTCTCCTTCTGCGGTCCCGTCGTGGCCACAGGAAACATCACCGGGGTACCACGAGGGACGACGATCGACGAGCGGCAACTGGCGGCCACGAGGAGGGCCTCAGCCGGGTCGAGTTTCGAGAAGATGTCGGGGACGGGCGAAGCGCCCGCCCCCTCGTCTTCGAAGTCCTGATCAGGCATTCGCGAACTCCAACGCCAGCCCGGCGGCCTTCTTCAGGAGCGTCGACCCGGCGCCGAGCGCCACGGCCTCGCCGCGACTCACACCACGGTAGGCGCGGTCATGGGAGAGGTACGACGTCGCGGCGTTGAACGCTGACGCCCAATTGCCGCCGACGTAGTTCACGTCGTCGTCGAAGGCCTCGGTCAGACCGACACCGATGGCGACGGCACGAGCCTTGTCGGCATCGTTCCAAGCCTTCTGCTTCTTCGCGAGGATCGACTCCGCGATCGCGAGCCGGAACTCGGACCAGCCCTGATCGGTCATGGACTTCCCGGCCATGAACTCGGCTTGAGCGATGGCGGTGTCTTTGGCCTCCATCATGGCCTTGCCCGCCGCGACGAGGCGAGACTTGACTTCCTCCTGCGACGAGAATCCACGGTGCTGCTGCCGGAACCGCTTGTTGGAGTTCTCGCCGTCGAAGGCGAACCACGTATTCGCGCAGACGACGCGAACGCACGAGGCGCCGCCGAGGACGCCGTGGATGCCGTCGTGGCCCCACGTCACGGTCCCATAGAATCGGGTCTCGTCGCCTGCCACGTCGCCGCGACCGAGGTCGACAGAGATGAAGCAGAGACGACCGTTGCGAACCGATCCCGCAGACGAGACCTTGTCGCCGAAGACCTCGGCAGCGACGTCCGCGATGGTCGAATTCAAGATCGGCTTCCAACCGTCGGAGACGACACCGAGCGGCTCGGCGGTCGGATCGTCGCTGCGGCAGATGGCCTTCGTGGTGATCGGGCCGCCGTCGGCACGGACGAGGCCGACCTCGACGGGCTCCCAGTTCAACGCACGGGCGAGCGCCTCCTTGACGGAGACGTCGCGGTCGATGACCGTGCCGAGACCGTGCCAAGCGGGGACGCGAGAGAGGACAACCTTGTCGGACTGCATGATTTCGTGTGACATATAATCAGTTTCCAGTGATGAGAACAATTTCGAAGTCTTGAATTTTTTGAAGGACCTCGTCAGGAGACTCCGCCTCGACGTGGCCGGACAACGTGAACGTCGGCTTCCCCCCGTTGGGGTCGCCTTTCCAGTGTACGAGGAACATGATGCCCTCGCAGATTTCTTTTCCGGTGAGCGTGTCATCGGCGACGATCCGATGAATCTTCAGTTCGGAGGGCAGCAGCACGCCGCTGCCGTTCCATTCGTCGCCGTCCCAGTCCTCGACCGCGAGGAGACACTTGTCGGTCTCCTCGCAGCAGGCAGACGCCTCGACTCGGAAGATCACGCTTTGGCCGCCTTGACGAACGGCCACAGGCCGCCGTCATCCGTGTCGCCGGGCGCCGAGGCACGAAGGATCTTCGCGCCCGTCTCGACGATCGCGGAGTAGCCGTTGTGCGCCCGGTACGCGAAATCCTCGACGTCGATCGCGAAGACTCCGACGACGTCGGCCACGAATTCGTCCGACCCGAAATTGATCGGTCCGGTGTTCATCGCGGACGCCTCGACGAGGTCTCGGAAGTTCGACGACAGCGCTTCACGGGCGTCGTCGATGATCCCGGCATGGAAGCCGGGGAGTTCTTCGACGTGCATGAAGTCGATGCGATCGATCGGCTCGCGGGGCTCGTCCGAGAGGAGTTCTCGGTGGATCCACCGACCGCGAAGCAGTTCGCGGCGGTTGACGAGGCCGCGCATCGGGACCCATCGGGTCGAGCCGTCTTCGAGCGGGCAGGCCCCGAGGAAGGCAAGGCCGATTTCGACGTGGGCGGAGACGCGAATGGCAAGCATGGTCGTTCTGAGTGACATAGTGGTTTCCTGTTGTGGTTTCAGTTGCTGTCGACGCCGAGAAGTTCGACGACGTGGTACTTGTAGCGACGGCTGGGGCGCGTGAGCCGGAGGGCCTTGGCGGCCCTCTCGGCGTCCCGCAGCCGGGAGAACTCGGTGATCGCATAGACCCCGAGGGATTCGAGGGAAGGTGGGACCTCGACGATGTCGCCGTCGGGGTCGTGGTAGGTCACGAGGATGCCGTACTTCATGATCAGGCCTCCATGTAGGCCTTGCGGCCCTTGAAGAAGGCCTCGACGATGGCCTTGGGAAGGTTGTTCAGGAAGAGACCGTCGACGTCTCTCAGTTCGGTCGAGATCGCCTCGGGCGCACCCTCGTCGTCGAATTCGACGAACGCGAAGCCTTCGTCGGACTTGAAGCGGGCGAAGGTGCTGCGCTCCGTGAAGTCCCAGCGGTGGACGCAGACGAGGACCTCGTCGCAGGTCTCGGTCATGGTGTCGGCGGCCTTGAAGGCCTGCGCGAAGCCTTCGGCGGTTGCCGGGAACATCTCGGTGTCGACGCTGTAGTCGGCACATGAGACCCACACTTCGTACCAGTACTTCGGATTCTTCGGCTTCATGATTGCTCCAGTTTTCTTGTCGGACTTCCCGACCCCCACACTTTAGCAGGGGTCGGGCGGGTTTCAAATCCTATGACAGAGTCAATTCGGGTTGCGGTGGTACTTCAGCATGTCCTTCGCGACGTCGAGGTCGCCTTGGGCGCCCTTCAGGCGCTCCTTGGCCTCGGCGAGCGCCTCCCGGGCCGCGAGGACCTTGGCACGAGCCTCGGCGACCTGCTCGACGAGGGTGGCCTCGTACAGGGCGTGGGCGTGGCGCTTCTCGTCCTCGCAGGCGTCGAGGAAGTCCGCGAAGTCGTCGACGAGCGTCGTGATCACGTGGTCGGCAACCTCGCCCTCGAAAAGACCCCTGAAGTGGGCGTCTCCACCGAAGCCCTCGGGGTGGACGATGCGGTTGGTCCGCTTGTCGAAGCGGAAGCGACCGACCTGCTTTTGGACTTGCCACGAGTCCATGTCATATCCGATGCGGTAGCGGGCCGCGAAGGGGCCCTTGTGCTTCACGATCAGCAACGGCTCGCCGTCGTCGTCTTCCATGACGTCGACGAAGAAGCCCACGAGGCGGCGGTCGAGTTCCTGCTTGATGGCCGAGAAGTTCTTGAGGTAGCCGTAGAAGGAGAGGTTCTTGAAGGTTGACATATAGGGTTCTTTCTTGGTTCAGGGTCGGATGCCCGACCCCCCCAGTGTACGAAGGGGTCGGGGAGTCTCAATTTACTATGACACAGAGGGAGACGTCGACCGGGTGGTGAAGCCTTCCTTCGTGACGGTCTTGTAGACCGTCCTGTGGACGTTCAGGCCGAACAGCGGCCAGTTCCCCTCGCGGCGGCCCCGAGGCTCGGTGTAGGCGTTGAGCGCCCGGTACGCGCCCTTCGCGATGATGTCGCGGACGGCCTTGGGCAACGGCTTCGACGTATACGGTTCGTAGGGGTTGCCGAGGTTGATCGTCGCGACGTCGATCGACCATTCCCCGCTCTCCACGAGGACCGCGACGGTGCGGTCGCGACGGGCGGCGACTTCTTGGAGGGCCTCCAAGAACCCGGCCACGGTGCCGGGGCGTTGCGTCCAGTCGTTGAAGGAGAAGTTCAGGGAGCCGTCGAGCACGGGCAAGGCCACAAAGGTGTATTTGGTAGGCATGATGTTGACTTTCAGGTTGGGGGATGTGGGGGGCCGAAGCCCCCCGAGGTTGATCAGATCTTGGCGGTGATCCACGTCTTCACGCCGCCGTAGACGACGATGTCGAATCCGACGCCCTTGACGCTGCCGCTCTCAACCTTCACGACGGTCCCCGTGTCCACAACGTAGACGGCTTCCTGTGCCGCCCCGATGGCGCACGCTGCCGCATGTGCGATCGCGGCATGCGGGAACACGCACGACCAATCGAGCACGACGATGCCGTTGGAATTCTTCCACCAGCCCACGCACAGGCCGGAGTCGAGATAGGCGCCCGCCTCGTAATCCGCGACTTCGTAGCGGCAGTCGCTGTCGGCTCCCTTGTTGATGGCGGCGGCAAGCGCCGTCCGCCGCACGAGACTGCGGGTGCGGAACATCCAGTCGGCGATGGAGTACAAGAAGTAGGTGCCGTTGCCCGACGGGAGCATGCATTCGGTCGTCTTGTCGAACGAGACGGCGATGCCAGTCTTGGGGGATTCGACGACCGCCGCGAGGTTCTCGTCGTCGAGACCGCACATCAGGATCGACCCGCCTTCGGGGTTCTTCGAGATCTCGGCGGCGATCGCGGCGGCGGCGCGGATGGTCGACAATTCGTAGGACGACAGTTTGTTCAGATTGGCGCTTGACATATAGGTTCTCAGTGGTGCTTTCAGGTTGTGGTCGGGGTCATCCCCGGCGCCCTCCACGGTAACACACCGTGGAGGATGCCAAGGCTGTATGACAGACTAGGCGGCGGAGGCCTCGGCGGCCTTGCGGGCCCTCCGCTGTTGGGCCTGCTTGCCGTTCGAGGCGTAGGCCATGAGGCGGGCGGCCTCCGAGAGCGTGATCTCGTCTCGGATCCGACGGAGGAGGGTTTCGCGTTGGCGCTTGGTGAGGGTGCGCGATTCGCGTCCGAGGATGAAGGCGGTGATCGCGACGGAGAGGAGCAGTGCGGTGAGGAGGGTTGCAGTCAGCATATAGGTCTCAGGGTTGGGGTTCAGGGTTGGGGTTCAGGGTTGGGGGAAGGTGGGGGGCCGGAGCCCCCCGGTTTGATCAGACGGTCTTGGTCTCGGCAGCGATGATGCGACGGAGGCGCTCGGCATACTCGATGACCTCGGCGATGGCCGCATCGATCAGGTGGTTCTTGCCACCGGAGATGCGAGCACATTCGTAGGACTCGATCACGTCTTCCAAGTCGGTGTCGACGTCGTCGGTGTTGCCGTCGAGGATGGAGAGCGCCAAGCCAGTGGCGTAATCGCACTGCGGGCAGAGACCCTCGTAGGAATTGCATTCGCGGTAGCGACGCTCGCAGCAGCCACAGGTCAGGATCTTGTTGGCACGCTTGCCGAAGCCGTTGTTGTTCGATTGGATCTTCATCGTCGTGGTCCTTTTTGGTTCAGGTTTGAGCCTGCGGCACTCGCCGTCAGGTGGCAGCATCATGCCACGGCTATCGGACCTTGCAACCCCGGAGGTTGAAATTTTTTTTTTCGAAGGCCTCGAAGATGCGTTTTTCCCTTGTTTTCTAGGGGTTTTCGCTTCGAAAAAAAGTTTTCGAATTCTCTCGAATGGCAGTCCGGTTCGTCCCTCGGGCATCGTCCTGGTCGCGAGCCGTGGGGTCGGATGCGGGGTGCCGCAGGGCCTCGAAAACGCAGAAAAGCCTTGTTTTCTAGGTGTTTTCGTTGTTTTCGTCGAAATGGCCTAGAAATGAAGCGAAAAGGTGGCGCTCCGCTCGACGACGATGGACGACGTCGCCCGCCGCTCGACGCCCTCGACCGCTCGACGCCCTCGACCGCTCGGCGCCCTCGACGCCCTCGACCGCTCGGCGCTCGGAGTCGCATGTACGACGAGAGACGTCGGATCTCTCGGCGACCTCGTCGCCCATCGCTCTACATGCGACGAGAGCACCACGTCCTGACGTCGTCTCTCGTCGTCGTGGCGGCTTGGTGTCGACGTCGATCGGATCGACGCTCGACCGCGACGTCGGGGAGGGGCGTCGGCCCCCACCCCCCACGGGGGGGAGGCGGCGAGTTCGTTCTAGAATCACCACTTCACGACACACACCATTTTTAAAGTTCCTCGTACTATGGAAATGCAGAACCCCCGCAACTAAGTACGGGGGTCTGCATCTATGACGGTCCTAAGTGCCCCGACTCTACATCGGGGCCTACTTCTGGTCGAGGGCCTTCAACATGGCCCGCAAATCGCTCTCGTGGACCAGAAAGTAGCCAGCAGAGTTCTTAAGCACCCCCTGCTTTCCGGTCTGATCTAGGACCACCTGAACCTCGTTCTGGGCCACCCTAGGCCATCCCTTGGTCATTCCATCCACCGGATGAAGCGTCCCAAGAATAACATCAGAACTCGAGCACCCCACGGCCACGAGAAAGCACATCATCCACGGGAGTCGAGAGCACCTCATCCATAACACCAACCTCGTCCACAGCACGCTGAGAGAATACCACACGGATGACCTCCTTAAGAACTTCGACAACGATCTGAACAATGATCGAAGCCATTACTTCGACTCCAACTTCTTAACCGCGAGTTCGATCATCCCGCGAATGCGAGCCTCGCCCCACGTCTTAATGAAGTCGGCGACCTTGGGGCCAGCGATCTCGAGGGCCTTCTTAAGGGCCAGATCTCGAGCCTCGGCCTTTTCTTCGTCGGTAAGTTTGCCGTCGAAGTTCCGCTCCTTCAGGGCCTCGACATAGATGACCTTAACCTCGGCGACAGCCATCAGGAACGCACGGGTGGCGTCGCGGTACTTAAGGTCCTTGTCGAATCGCTTAACGATGTACAGCCCGAGAAGGGTGGCCACCGCAATGAATGCCGAAAACACAGCGTCAGTAAATTCAATATCCATACATCCTCATTCCGGAACGGGGTCCGGAGTAATTGGTTCGATGAATCTAGGGGTGGCATTCGAATCGTAAGTCCAACCGGGAGAGCAACGCTCGTTTTCTCCTAGTTGTACAGTTGTAAAGCCGTCGAAGAAGTTATCACCCCCGGCCCAAATCACAACATTGTCAACAATATTATCGGGGCGAACAATGGCCCATCGAAAACTAATCATTGCAAATATTCCCAAAAGAAGACAACGAAACCTGTACCGCCTACACCACCGTCCCCACCTAGTGATCCTGCAAATCCTGCGGCAGATCCTCCTCCACCACCAGTCCCCCGCCATCCATCGCCGCCGTTTCCACCTTTGGAGACTGCGGCATTATCGCCACCTGTTCCGCTGTTGCCTCCAAAAATAGAAAGGAAGTACAACTGCTCCATTGAGGGGGCTTCACGCAATCCTGAGTAGCAGGATTGAACGAACTTTTCATAAACATCTCTAGAATGTTTACCGTCGATTGAATAACCAACCGATCCACCACCAAGTGAAGAACGTGATCCTAAAAATTGAGGAGGTTCCATTGGTACGAGGTTTCGGCTTGAGGCTCCACTACCGCCACCACCGCCACCACCCATAACAATTGAAGAAGCGAATGGGTAAGAACGAGTACCCGATTGAATAATTCCCGGCCCCGCAGGAAATGAAGTTGTACCCGCTGCCCCCGCAAAACCGGGAGTCGATCCTTGAGAAGAAGCAGTACCACCCGTTCCTGAAGTACCTCCCGCTGCGGTTCCACCACCACCACCACCGCTTCCACCTGCGGCTTCTAACCTCCAAGTAGAAGTTCGCGAACCTTCCCATGTAAAAACAAATTCAAGGTAGGTGCTTCCACCGCTGCCGCCGCCAGTACCTGCGGCGGGGCTTGTGGTTGCGCCTAAACCTTTAGTTCCATTTGCCCCCACTACCACTTTAAAGTAGTTGACGCCAATGGCATAAAAGGCTTTAAGCGGGACTCTGTATCTAAAGTTACTCGCACCCCCGCCACCTCCACCACCACCGCCTGCACCAGTGGCCGTGTTAAACGCACCACCGCCGCCACCGCCTCCACCACCTACAACCAATATAGATACATGGGAAGCATCATTTGGAGGAGTGATAAAGCACGACGAAAATGCTTCTTGAATCTCAATTGGTTTTTTAGCGAAGGCAGATCCTCGCCCCCATCCGTCATACAATCCGTTATTCATATTAGTAAGTCGCGCTAAAAACGGTTACATGAAATGTTTCAGCGTTGTTTGTCGAAGCGTAAAGAATTGTGTCTTGGCTAGAGCCATTTCGCCCCGGCAACACAAATCCGTTCAACGAAGAAACAAACGCTGTAAACGTGGGAGTAGTCGCAGTAGTCAAGGTGTTAGCGGGAACCGGGGTCTCTGCTACAAATCGCTTTGTAGTTCCTCCATCCGTCGAAATGAAAAATCGAATCATTCCGGCAGATGTGGTCACCGTAGCAACGATAAGGATTCCTAGGATTCTCTTACCAACGCCCGTTCCGGCTGAAGCGGAAGGGCCAATTGCGATTTGAACTACGGTTCCAGTACCATCACGGTTTGTGTTGGCTGTGTTAAGAACAGCAGTTTCGATAACTGGAGCCGTAGAATATTGAGCAGCCGTTGCCATTAGATAATCCCCGCTTGATGGAGAAGGAAGTCAGGAGCAGATCCACCACTAGCAGTTGATTCAATAGTTACTGTAGTGGATGTAGAAGAAATGTTAATGCCAGAACCCGCAGTCAACACACGTTCATTCGTAAGTGTTGCATTGGAGTTCAATACAATGTAATCGGCGTCGGATGGTGCGCCGCCAGTATTTGCCACCCATTTAAGGCCAGTTGTTTCCGCTGAATCAGCAGAAAGAATCTGACCGTTTGTGCCTACGGGGAGGCGTGCGAGGGCCGAAGAATCTCTTGTGAGAATGTCGCCTTTGGTCGTGAGAGTGGAGGTCCCACCTTCAGGGCCCTGAGGCCCTGTTGGTCCCGCTACACCTTGAGGTCCTTGAGGTCCAGCAGGTCCTTGAGGTCCAGCAGGTCCTTGAGGTCCAGCAGGTCCTTGAGGTCCAATAGGCCCTTGAGGCCCATCAGGTCCTTGAGGTCCAGCAGGTCCTTGAGGTCCAATAGGCCCTTGAGGTCCAATAGGCCCTTGAGGCCCATCAGGTCCTTGAGGTCCAGCAGGTCCTTGAGGTCCAGCAGGTCCTTGAGGTCCAGCAGGTCCGATAGATCCCGTAGCGCCTGTAGCCCCGGCAGGACCCTGAGCCCCCGTGGGCCCGACACCCAACCGAGACCCGTCGGTCGACAACACGTACCACCCGGTCCCCGCCTCGTAGTTCAGGCTGTAGCCAGCCAGAAGCATGGTCTTAGTCAGGGTCGGAGTCGTGGTACCGTCGTCAATGTAGACCTCTACCGTGACGGCTGCGCTGTCCCTGTTAAAGATCGTCAAAGACTTGAGGACGTGCTCCCGGTTGGCCGCAGGGGCCGTCAGGACCGTCACAGGGGTCGTGCCGGACAAAAGCCCGTACTCCGTCTTGGCGGAGTAGGAAGACGATCCGTGGTCACCGTAGGCGACCTCGTAGAAAGGTTGCAAGGTTGCCGGGGCCGCCGACAGCACAGCCTTGATCGATTTAGTTGTCGCGTTGAGAGCCTTCACAGCCCGATATCAATCCATCGCATAATGTCTGAGTGCACCGCACCAGAACCACCACCGCCCCCGCCACCACCGGACGGCGTCTGCCAAGAGACGCCAGCCGAAACCGAGGAGTCCGCAGTTAGGACCTGCCCGTCGGAGCCAACCGAGATCGCGACCACCGACTCTCCGTTCGACACCAGCATTTCACCCTTCACGTTGGCCGGAAGGGCTCGAGGCACCCGTGAGTCGCGATCCCTGAGATTGCTCATGCCTTCTTCTTTGCCCCAAGGCGAACAGAGGCGATAACGAGGCCGATGAGGGCCGCCACAGCGTCATCACTCCGCATCTCCCTACAACGGTTGTTGTAGGTCGCCATCGCCGATCGAATCGAGTCCTCGAACTCCGGAGGGACCTTGGCCTGTGAGTCTTTGTTCTTCAAGGACCATTCGATCCCGTTGGCCATCGCAATGGCCAATTGGGACGAACGGGCGCTGTTCAGGTCAAGGAAGGACCGAATCAAAGTGTAGACGATGGGCTCCACCTCGCTAGCGATCCCCGTAAAAGGATCAGCGGGGGGAGGGGTAATCTTGGTAGTCATTAGTTAGATCAAACCATGTTGAGGGTCGAATTGATCTTCGACACAATGTAAGAGATCGAGAAGAACCCAGTGCCTGTAGTTCCAGCGGTAGTAATCCGCATACCGTTACCGTCCGGAAGATTGAAAAGACCCAAACCTTCCGGAGGCGTAAGGTTAACGGGATTATTTGCGGCTAAATTAATAGTGACAACCGCAGTGCTTCCTGCTCCGATGTAATCGGAAGAAGAGCAACTTGCATTAGCAGCCCCAGCAGAATCGCAACCTTGAATAGTCAAAGTAGACGCTGCTGAGGAAACAGCAGAAATGCTCAAAATAGTAATTCGGCTGCCAGCGGCTGCCGTAATAAAATTTGTAGCCGGAACCGCTGATTCGAACTTACCGAACACTCGACGAACAATTCGAGCATTATGATGCTCTGGGATGTAATCGCAAATCTCACTCATGGTTCGACTCCGAAATCCCGAGCACAAGTTGAATCATTTGACTGGGATTATCGACAATAACTCGACAAATAACAGACTCAACGATGCGGGTAACCGCTTCGTCGAACTCAGCAGATTTCGACACACCGTGCTCATGCATAGCGGCGTGGCAGAGTTCGTGGACCAGAGTCGACCAGACTCCGGGCGTGCGTTCAGAGAGGGACTTAAGGGCCCGAGGGCCAAGGACAATCTTGTGGTCGTCCGGGCAGCAAGCGCCCCAAAGACCATCAGCCAAGGGGTCCTTAACTACTTCGTAGTGGTGAAGACCAACCTTCCATGAAGAAGGAAACTGAACGCCTTCAATTGAATCAGTAGAAGGCTTATGGTTCTTTTTATTCTTCTTCATAAATAACTACAAAATAGAAACTTAAGAGAGTGCGGGGGATTCTCCCCCTGCGCCCCCTCCCCCTCCTAAGGTTCCCCCAAAATTTATCGGCGTCAAGGACCCCTACATATTGCGACGAGAGACTCTTCTGAAGGTTGCCGCCCAGTTGGTCGGGTGTACAATCCCTCGATGCCTTCGAAGAAACGACCAAAACGCCTTCCGAGCAGCCGCAAAGTTTCAAAGACGACTCGGTTGAAGGATCGGGTTAGAACGTGGAAAGCCTACGGCATTTACTTTGAAAGTTACGAAGCGGCCTTGGAAATGGCCGAAGAAATTGAGAAGCCTGAAAAATTTTGCACCATTTGCGGGGTGACAAACGAGGAACTGAAGAATCGGCAAAACCGTGGGTTGTGTCTTGATCACGATCACGTATCTCACAAGCCTCGTGCGTTCTTGTGCGGTCCTTGTAATTCTTTGGTTTCATTCTATGAAAAGGGCTTTTTAAGTAAGAACATCTTTATCAACATCGTTCAGTATGTTGAAAACTATGATGCCCTTCGCAAGCCGTTATTCTGATCTGAGAGCCGTCGGCTCTTGAATCCAACGGTCGTGTTTCTTATCACGGTCCTCGACGGGCGAAAGTCCCATAAGTAGGCGGGGAAGTCCAAAGCCGCTTTGAGTGGCCTTCAAGATTTTCTCGAATTGTTCCAAGTCCCTGTTGCGTTTTTCGTCTTCAGGGCTCAACCCAAGGTGCTGAACCAAATGAGCAACAGCCATAGCGAGTGCGTCAAGACGGTCGTCGTGGATGAGGCAGTCCTTCTCCCAAGTCACGTGGGTCATCTGGTACAGCAGGCTGTAAGTCATAGTGGAGTCACTTTGGTCGGTTGGAACGGAGAGGTCGTCGTCAAGGGCCTTCTGCGTGAAGGTGACTCGATGCTGATTCAATGCAGGCTCGAGGGCTTGGATGATTCGCTTTTCCTTCTGGGTATAGTGTTTAATTGGAAAGATGGTTGTCGGCCACGTATCCGCGAGGTACGGCTTGAGGAGCGTCGTCCACGCACCATCCGAGAAGTTCTCTTCGATTACAACCCCTTGAACCTTTTCCGATCGAGCGATGTCCGCAAGCCGCTGAAGGTTCTCCTTACTGTGGCCCCCTCGGAGACCGATGACTCGAGTAACGAAGAAGTGACCACCAAGGGCGTGAACGACAACGGCAGCCGTCTCGTCAAGCCCACGTCCCGCAGGGTCAATCGCAAGGACCGAGGCCGTGGATGGCACGTAATTCCCCTCGACGGCCCTAGCACGGTGTAAACGGTCTCCGGAGAAGCCTCGGGACGGGTAATCCTTAATTTCTAGGAACGGCTCGCAGCCCCATCGCACGATCTCTGGGAAGGCGGCGCTCGAGATGCCGACCACGGAAAGATCGTCAAGTTTCAACGGGAATCGTTCGGAATCGGAAAGCGAGCAGTCCAATTGAAACTGAAGCGCAAAGCCAGACGATCCGTAGGAAAGTTCTCTTGAAACAAGTTCTTGTTCCGGAAACCGCGAGTCGGTCGGGGCACCGAGGTTGGACTTGGCTCCGTATTTTGGCTCACTTAGTTCCGGGTTCTTAGCGAGGCGGGCCCGCAGTTCCGGTGCGAGGTCCTGACCGTACACGACCATCTTGTTTGTCGTCGGGTAGCGCGAGGGCCAGACCCATCGCGAGTAGCCGCGATTGGGGAGAATTGAATAAACCGACTCTTGAGATTGAGGCGTGCCCAAGAAAACGATGCGCCCGCCCGGCTTCAAGATTGCGTCGAATTCCTTGACCGACTCGGCCAACTTCTCGCGCAGGATAGGCGTTGCGGAGTTGTTCGGCACCTCGATGTCGTCAGCGATGATCCAGTCGGCTCGAGAGCCCGTAAGTTGCCCGGTGATGCCGACGGACTTGAGGGACGGGGCGTGGGCCGCCGGGGCCCCGTAGACGTCGAAAGAGGTCTTGAGGGCCCGTAGGTCATTTCCCCCGTGCTCTGGGTGCAAGTGGTTCAGCCACGGTATGTCCCGCAAGATCTTCATGCAGAACGTCGTGAACTGCGTGGCGCGGTCAGCCGATGCCGAGGCCACCAGAATGTTCAGCGACTGATTCCAGTACAGAAGCCAAATGCAGAACGCAGAGGTCACCCACGACTTGCCGACGCCACGGAAGGCCTGAATCATCAGGCGTGCCTCTTCGCCCTGAAGTTGATTCGCGATCGCGTATTGTGCGTCCGTCGGTTCCGGAAGACCGAGGTCACGCCATAGGATGAACAGGAAGTTGCGGAAGTCCTTCAGATCATTGTTCGAGTGCATTACTCATTTGCCGCCTTCTTTGCGTGGGCCGCAAAGGGGAGGACCTCTCCAAGTTTAAGGATAGGCGGCGGTGCCTTCTTCTCTTCGACGTTTACAACGATTCCGTTGTTCTTGAGAAGGTTGACGGCCACCGCAAGTTCCGCAGACGTGGCCTGACCGGACTCAACTTTGTTGAGAAGGTCCGTGGCGACCGCAGTCTGAAGTTCTTTGAGAATGTTCTTAATATTATCATCCATGAACAAACACCTTTGAAGCAATCCCGAGAATGAAGCCGAAGATTGCGGTAAAAATCCAACGATACCACCAACGCATTCCCTTTATCGATTCCTCAACGTGACTCATTCGAGTAGTCAGTCCCGGTTGACCATTGCCTCGAAGGGTGTGATCAATTGAGTTGACCTTTTCCTCAAGTCGCTCGAGGATTGCTTGGATAGTTTGAGTATCCATCAATCTTGAACCTTCTGAATCAGAATGTCGCCGTAGTGGAGGAAAATGCCGGGGTTCGTCGCGGAGTTGCGGCATGCGACGATGGCAAACTTGTCCGTGGTGTTGCTGGTGCTTCCGGTAAGTATCCGTGTAAACGATACCGACACGGTCCTCGCTGAATCAGCCGCCCCGACCACACCACCGCCAGATGCGTTGGCGTCGTTAAGGGAAGATGCGGTAGTGGGTGGAGTAACATTATAGGTTACCGGAGCCACAATTACTTCTCTCCACGCAGTGCGCGGAGAAGCAATTGCAACTGCAAACTCTTGACCAGTCGCGCTTGCGATGCTGAACACCAGATTGACAGTAACCAAGTAAGCAGAAGTTGCTGTAGTCTTTAGAATAAACGACCTGCTTGATTCTTGGTCGACGTCGGTAGAGGTGTTGTTTACCGACACAATTCCAGAGAAATTCAAATGGTTCGCGGAACTGTTGTAATCAAAGTCTCTCCATGCTGTCGACGTGTCCGCAGTCAGCATTGGATGCGTGTTTGTAGCCGTCGGGGCAAACTTTGCTGAATACAGAACGTCCAGCATTCCCCCGTTCCGACCGTACACTTTATGGTTGTTGAGAACCAAGTTTCGACCGTCGACAGCCGGAAGTCGAGCACTACCATCAAGAGCCACCACGTTGTTTGCAGCGGTTCCCGTAGCGGTCGTAGCAGTTGAAGTCAGTCCGAGATTGGTCCGTGCGGTAGCAGCGCTCGAAAGATCCGAAAGGTTTAAAGACTTTCGCGTGTACCGACCGTCGGCGTCATTAACCGTCGGAAGGTTAGTACCGCCAGTTCCAACCGTGTAGGTCGCGGCGGTCCCGAGCCCGAGGTTAGTGCGAGCGGTCGCGGGCACCGTGGCGGACCACGATCCGCTCGAGACCATCAGCACGTTTCCGTTGTTCGCCCCCGTGACAATCGGAAGGCCAGAAAGGTTACCCAAACCGTAGGCCTGAAGGTCGCCCAATCGAACAGCGTCTCCGTATTCAGTAGGTGCCGCAAGTTCGCTAAGGCGGCGAGATCCCGCAGAGAGCGCGGACTCCGTCGGGTACTCCAGAGACACGGAGTCCGATTCAATCTTGTCGGCGACCTCTTGCACCGCAAAGTACGCCTGAATCGAAGCGGAGTCGAGAATCTCACCAGTCACCACCGAGGCGTCCGTGAAGTTGACAACTCGGTCGTCGACCGATGTCGGCGTCTGTCGGACTACGGTGACAACCTGACCATTACTTGGTTTGGTAATCAAAGTAAGCACAGGCTCGTTAATACCACCCCACTCAGCCTGCGGCCCGGAGATCGAGTAGTCGACGTCGATGGTTTTAAGAACACCAGCGTAGTAGACCTTTACATGATCGCCACGGAGAGTGGGAAATGAAAGGGTAACCTCGTCGGTGCCGCTATACGAAAATGAAGTGCGTGCAAAAGGCATTAGCGACCTTTCTTCTTGTTATACGTATCGATGAGTTTCTTGACTGTTTCGTCCATTTGTTCTCTTGATTGTCCCTTACCAATGTCATCCTTTTTGATCCAATTTTGAGACATTTCAAACAAATCCGGATCTTCTTTAAGAAGTTCTGCCCAAGCCGCTTTTCTATGTTTATTAATCTCGTTCGAAAGCGATTTAGCGGCCTCTGAACGCTTGTTCCCGAACCCATATCCATGAGTATATCCCCTAAATTGAGCAGAGTTAATCAAATTTTTAAGGCTATTGTAACTTCCCATATCAAGCATTTTTTGACCTAGTTGATCATACACAGTGTTTCCTTTAGGGCCAATTTTTCGAAGATCGAGTTTAGTAAGAGATTCGTGTTGGTCGCTTGTGGGCGCTGAATAGGACAACGTGTCTTCCATGCCGTTATCGAAAAGGGCCTTTTGCACGACATTCATTTTAGATGCTTTCTTCCCTTGTGCGGGATTGAGCATGTAATTCAGAGCCTCCAAGAAAGAGATATCTGCGTCGTATAGCGGATTTTTAATTTGCAAACCTGTGACGCTGCGGCGTGCGCTTACGCTGTTGCGATCGTAATACTTGTTCCACCAGAAATCAGAGAAGGTTTTAAATTCGCGCATGTACTTATCGTTGTAGGTATTAATAGAGTTCATCGCCATAGAACCGGGGAGCACACCAGAACTAAGGGAACCAAGCCAGCGCGGAAGTTTATTATCCGGGTCGTGAGACGCTTCGATAAAGTCGTTGAGACCAGTCATAAAAGACTTATCAAGAACGCCACGAACTAGAGCAGTGTACACAGGTCGAGCCAGCATTTCGAAAACTTCAACCTCACCGTCGGACTTGTCGTAAGCCTTCTTTCCTAGTGTGAACATGTCAACAATCATGCTCACAACTCCAGCAAAGGGTTCCGCAAACTGATAGGAGTGCCATTCGCCACTGCTGTCCCTGATGGACATAGGACGATGGGTCTTAAGCCATTCCTTACGTTCTTGCTGGTCGGTCGGGCCTGCCCCAGTAATATCTCCGCTATCGGTCACCATAAACAAAGTTATGTAAGCGATAGTTGCGGTAAGTGCTTGCCCATACGCCTGCGAGCGGACAGCGGGATCTTTAGCGTGGAATCGATTGACAAAATCGTTCTTCCAATCTTCGTCTCCGGTGAATTTAGTAGAACGGCTTCCCACTCCCAACATTTTGTAGGCAACCGCTTGAAACGGAGAGGCGGCCATTGAGACACCAGCGCCAATAATGTTGCCGGGGATGTGCAAGAACGGGAAGATCACCGCCGCTCCGAAACCGATGGTCTTTTCAAAGGCCGACGAGTTCGGGTCGCCACGCTTTAGCCTGTTGATCCAGTTCATGAACCGAGACCAAATTCCCTCACGATCAAGCGGGTCCTGAGTGAAGGTTCCCTCTGATCCAAGGCGCTCCGCCACTCGAAGATTCGAGGTCAGTTCGCCCCACATGCGGAGGAGTTCGTCGTTGTCCTTAGCGGGCCGCCCGTTGTAAATGGCAACATTCTCTTGCACCTTTAGACGGAAGTTCCTAGCAGTGGCAACCGAAACTGCCTGATCGTATTCCGGAGTATCTGCCCCAAATCCCTTTGCAATCATTGCGGCGCCTTCGACGTTGATTGCATCTTGACGAGCCTCGGCCATAATCCGCTGGTCCGTCATTCTAAAATGACTCGACATCATTTTAGTGTACATAGCGTTTGCGTCAGCCGCAGGATTCGTAGATCCATTTGCGACTGCACGTTCGAAGAAGTTTGCCTTGATGTGCGCTCGTTGGGCAAATTGAGTGAAGAACTCGTCCGAAAAGTTATTTACTCTATTAAAAACTTGATGAATCGGGTCAAACCAAGTTTTCATCCAATTAGCGACATCACCACGAAGCGTTCCGGGCGGGAATGCTTCACTGAAAATTCCGCCGACGCCGAGCATCTTATTTGGAGTTGCGCCGTCCGCTGTAACGTACCGGACATTCTTCTTAAACGAGTCTTTAGCAATAGTGAACGACTCTCCAATTGTCGCAAACGCTGTGGCAAGTTGCCTAAAGTGATAGGAAACCATTCTCCCATTTCCGCTTACCGCTCCTCCAGCCATTCCCATAGCAATTCGCATAAGAATGTTTCCGGCGGCGCTCATGGAGTTTTTCGCACTGGTCATGGGATTCGACAAAAGATTTGTCGAGTACCAAGAAGCAAACGCCATGTTGAGCGGGTGGAAAATAAGCGGATTGGAGATGCTGCCACCCGCTTGAGCGACTTGGCGAATATGCGCGGCCATATTCATGATTGTCGCTAGGTTCTGGCTTTGATTTCCCGCGCCTCCAGTTGAGCCTCCGAATCCTCCGACTCCGAGAACCTTCTGAAGTTCAGCGTGCGCGTCCATCTCCTCTTGAAGTTGCTTATTCAAATCCGTGATCTTTTGATCGCGGCGATCCAACTTATCCTTAAGAAGTTGAATCTCAGAACGGCGGGAAGCCAATTCGGTCTTCAACTTGTCGATGACTTGCTGACGTTCGGCACGCAACTTCTCGAGCGCTTGTTCGCGGACCTCGTCCGCCTTATCAAGTTGGCCCTGAGCCCTTCGTCGCTCGCTTTCGATCTTCTTCGCGAGAGCCTTGGCCTCCTCTTCACGCTTCTTAGCGGCCTCGGCCTTGCTCAAGGCCTTCTTGGTGTCCTTAGCGCCTTCGGTAAGAAGTTCCTCAGCAGTTCCCAATTCCTCTTCAAGTTCGAGGACGCGCATTTGCGATGCCTCGAGTTCCTTAAGAGTGGCGTCCAATTCCTCGCCGAACAACCCTACCGTGTCGTTGGCATACTTGAGGTCGTCAATAAGTTTTTGGACATTCGCGCTAAGTTCGTAAACCTTACGAGAAACCCTAGGCTTCTGGGGAACTTCCCCTTCCGGCGTCGGTGTACCCGTTTCCGGAGTAGGAGTCCCAGCCTTGGGAGCCGCAGTCTTAGGCTTGGGTTTACGAGCGCCAGTGGTGGGCTCCGGGGCCCCCATTTCCGGAGTCGGG